GACGGTCGATCACCATCTTCAGTCGCCGCCCTCTTTTGGGCGTTTCCTCCCTAGACTTGGGCCGTTCGTAGGGATTCTGCGAGCGGCCCATTTTTGTAGGTACTACGTCTGAGCGGGTCGCCAGACCAATCGGGCAAGCCAGATTAGGATGCAGGCTCCGATAAGGCCGGCAACGAGATAGCCTAGCCAGCCCGGACCAAATCCAACGCCAACTGGACCGAACAGCCAGCTAGCAACTGCCGCGCCGATGATGCCCAGAATGATGTTCCAGAGCAGGCCCATTCGGCTTTGCATGAACTGCTCAGCGAGCCAGCCTGCGATACCGCCGATGATGATGGCTGCGATCCATCCGACCTGAGTTTCTTCCATTTCGCTCTCCCTGAGTGCTAACGGACCTCCAGTCGAGGCACGGAGTTTAACTCGAACAATCCTCGCCATCTCTACGACGGTCGGAATGTTTGCATGGTGCGCTTTAGGGCGTGGAGAGTCCGGGACGAATGCAGGTGTCTACAACCCCATCCGGCGGACCAGAAGGGCCATCTCACGCCAATTCCGGGCGATCTCTTCAAAGGTCTCGCGGGCCGTTTTATCGCCGCACTTGCGCGCCCGTTCTTCGGCTTCCTCGGCCTTGCGTTCGTACTCTTCGGGTTGGAGGACCTCGCCGGACTTCATAGAGGCAAACGAAACAAGCGACGCAGGGTTTCGGCCCGGGCGTTTGTACGCTTAGTTTCGGACATGAATTCCTACTGAACAGGCTGGAGCGTTACCGCGCACCGATTGACTGAGAGACGAAGGAGGGCAGAGTGAACTTTCGCAACTGCGTTCCCAGCCCAGTTTTCGCACCAGAGTGTCAGGATAATTCCGGTGGTCCCAAGTGAGACAAGAAAGCGATGTTGACGTAACTGTGCATGGGTGGAGCGGAATGCGTTCAAGTCTACGGCGCAATCACGCGATCGGACGGCCGGCACAACGTATTCTGACAGTCCAGACGGGCTCACAGACGACCAGAATGCTGGCCTATCTTCCTGTCTACGGTCGCGCCGGAGAGCAGGAGGACATCAAGTCGAAGACAACACAGTGGAGTTGAACCTGATCTCCTACGCTCAGCGCTACGAAGACGTGCATTTGATGCGCATTTTCGGTGACAAACCCAGTGGCTTCTACATCGATGTCGGTGCGGGCCACCCAGTCTACGACAACGTGTCGTTCGCGTTTTATCTGCGCGGCTGGCGTGGCGTCAGCGTCGAACCAAATGCGTGGCTCGCTCAATTGAGCGAAGCGGTGCGTCCACGCGATACGCATGTACAAGCTTTGGTCGGAAACGCTCCAGGCGAAGCTTCCTATTATCTTGTTGAACACTTCCATGGGCTGTCGACCACCATCGAAAAGCATGCGCGCTCGGCGCAGGCCAAACTGGGCCGGCCGTTTCAGACGATGACGATGCCGGTCATGACACTAAAGATGTTGTGTGAAAGCCATGTGCCGGCGGAAATTGACTTCCTGAAGATCGACGTGGAAGGATCCGAGCGCACAGTAATTGAAGGAGCCGACTGGCTACGCTTCCGTCCGAAGATCGTTGTCGCCGAGGCTATCGAGCCGCTCACGATGCAGCCGTCCTGGGAAGATTGGGACGCGACTCTAACGGGTAGCCATTTCCGCTTCGTCTTCTTCGACGGGCTGAACCGCTATTATGTCGGTGACGAGCATACGGCCCTGGCGGATCGCCTGGCCGCCTCATCAGAGCGAACACCCGATGTTGCGAAATTCTGCGACTTCAAACCGGCGCTGGAAGACGAATTGCATCCGGACCACGCACTTGCCGAGTTGCTGAAGGATATGGACATGGTGAGGTTGCCACTTGCGCCAAGAAAGCTTGTGGTTGAGCGACTCTTGAAGGGCCTCGATGCCGGCGACCTTGATCGACGAGCCAATACTGGGGACGCCGCAAACGCACACCTGCATCTGTTCGGAACGCCTGGGACTACAGACTGGAAGAACGAACTCGGCCTCAAAGCGACGGCCACGGTTCGCGACCTCTACTGGGCCGCGGCGGCGAGTAACGAGTTCTGCGTTGCATGCGGTCGTATTTCGGCTAGTTGCGCCTGGTGAGGACAGAGAGCCCGTGTCGCGAACGGTGACGCGGTAGCAAAGCATCTACGCTGGCATTCAGCCCTCAGCCTTGCCGCCGAATTAACAAGGTGGAACGCAAGGATTTCATCAATTCGATAAGCATTGAGACTTTCAGGGACCCAATCACTTTGCCGATATCTGAAGGCGGAAAATGGCGATCTGTCTCGTCGCTGTGCTGCTCATGGACATAAACGCCGCCAAAGACGGTGTGGGGCTGAGGAGTGAATTTCTGGGTGGTGTCGTACATGACGGCCTCCCTTCGATCGACCCCCCGCTATTTATGGGAGGTATCTGCCGAGAGCTGTCATAAGTGAAGTGCGCAAAGTCACAGCGCGGTGGCGGTTCCCTGTCTCCCTCCGGACGACCTCTGTCAGCGCCTTTTATGGTTGGCTACCTCACCCGACTTCTTTCGCTTTCGACAGCGAGGTTTCGTCCCGCTTATGAAAGCGCTGCAGTGCCCGGAATTGTGCTCGTTCTTGCAAGCAGGTTCTTCACCGACGACACATGCCATCTACCACCGCGGGCAGATCGGATGCCGCGCTGATTGAGGGCTTCGGTCATGTCTCGCAGTGTCACTGCACCGATGCTGCGGATTGCCTGGACGATCGGCAGCAATCCAGCGACGAACTCATCAGCGGTCGCGCTCTGAGCGCTGCGTCCCAGTTCGCCGGCTTGCGCAACATTGCAGGGATTGCCCAGCCGGGCACCACTGGCCTTCTTCGCCGCTAGCGCGGCTTTGGTGCGCTCGGAGATGAGCCGTCGTTCCTTCTCGGCCAGCGCCGCGTAGAGGTGCATCATGAAGGGATCGGCATCCCGGCCCAGCTCGGCCACGATGAATGGCACGCGTTGCGCCATCAGGCCCGCGACGAAGGCGACGTCACGCGATAATCGGTCCAGCTTTGATACCAGGACGCTGCACTTCGCCGATTTGGCTGTTGCGAGGGCTGCCGCGAGCTGGGGCCGGCGATCCAAGGCATCGGCGCCCTTGCCGGACTCGGCCTCGATGAACTCCGCGATGATCGTAAGGCCTTCGGCTTCGGCGAACCTGGCGATGGTTGCCCGTTGTGCTTCGATCCCGAGGCCAGAGCGCTGCTGTCGTTGCGTCGAAACTCGAAGATATGCGACTGCGCTTTCCATGTACAAACGGCATACCACCGTTTGCGGATTGTACGTAGGCGAGTTCTGAGCAACTAAGTTGCTGTTTTCATGTTGCAGCAGCGAATGAGCGTAGCGGTGCGAAGCGCAGCGAAAAGTGCCCGACGATTCCGACAAATGGCCACAGACTCGGTTTGTCGCCCGAGGCTACGTCACCTCGGATATGGGCAGAAAACGAATCCAGAAGTCGCTGTGGCCGCCGAGGGCCCTCGCGCTCCCGAAGCGGGTCACTTCCTTCTGGGGCTCAGCCGTGTGTCGCGCGGGTGAGCGATGGCGGCGACCATTTTGGCCATGTCCGCTTTGCCCCCGATAGCGACAGAACAGTGGACAGGTCTGAATGTCGGCTAAGTGCCAGAAGGGGACATCGATTGGTCTACTCGATCACCTCATCCGCGCGAGCTAGCACCGTCGGCGGGACGTCCATGCCAAGCGTCTTGGCAGCCTTGAGATTGAGGACGAACTCGAACCGGGTTACCCGCTCGATCGGCAAATCCTGAGGCTTGTCGCCGCGCAGGAGCCGGTCCGCATAGGCCGCGAGCCGCCGATAGGTCGCGCGCTGGTTGCCCCCATAGCTGGCGAAGCCGCCTGCGTCGCAGTACTCGCGCCATCCGAACATCGAGGGCAGCCGATGCGACAGAGCAAAGTCTGCGATCTTTGCCCGATGTACCATCGTCACGCCATCGGGGAAGACCAGCATGGCGTTGGCGCCAGCTTCGGCGACCCGCTGCAAAGCGCCGTCGAGTTCCGGACCGGCTGCAAAAGGCACGTAGGCGAGATGGATGGACATGGCGTCCGCTGCAGCGCGCGTGGCCCCGTACTCCGACTGCTCGCCAGGGTGGTTCTTCTGCGACAGTATCGCGAGCTTGCCCATGCCGGGCAGCAGCTCCTTCAAAAGCTGGACGCGTTTCTGCGCCACGTCCAAAGACATGAACGTTGTCCCGGTGAAATTCCTGCCCGGCCGCGCCAAGCTCTCGGCAATGCCCAACTCGACCGGATCGCCGCTGATTGCGAACAGGATCGGCTTTCCGGTCGCCGCCCTCATCGCTAGCATTGCCGGACCGCTCGATACGATTAAGTCGGCCGGGACGCCAAGGAGTTCCGGAAGGGCTTCCCGCAGGCGCGCTGGATCGCCTGGCGCGTAGCGGAGAACAAAGGCGAGGTTTTGCCCCTCGACATAGCCACGCTCGCGCATTCCTTCGCGAAAGCTGGCGATGAAGGGGTCCGGCTGCGCCTCGGTCGACACCCATAGCACGAAATGTGTCTTTGGGGCGGGCTGCCCCCGAGCCGCGTGCGGCCACGCCGCCGCCGCGCCGCCAAGGAGCGTGATGAAGTCGCGCCGCTTCATGCTCGCGCCTCCTCTCAATCCAGGGATTGCACCCTACCACACCGCTGAACAATTGCTGCGCCGTGCGTTGCAGAAAATCTGGCGACCAATGTCTCAATCGGGTCATTTTCGACTTTAAGCTGCGTCTCCGCAATGTCTGCTTTGCACTCCTTAGCAGCCGCTTGGCGCTTGTCCGCAGTGGATCAATGCCAGATATCGGCAATCCAATCGTTCGACATGCCGGTCGGCTTCCACGCGACGTAGTCCCGGGCAAGACTTGGTTTTGGCGGAGGGGCAGGGGCTTGGCCCACCAGCATGTTGTCGAGCAACTGACCGATCAGCCCCAGCGCATCGACGATGTCGTCGTGTTTACCGGCCGGGAATGACAGCAACTCCGATCGCACGGCTGGATACCAGGGCGCACCGATTGGCACATAGAGCCCCTGAAGTGCCATGCGCCCGCGGATCGACTGGGCACGGACTGCCTTGTCGCCGCGGGTCGGAAACGCCCGCCTGTAGCAGTAAGCATTCCGCTCTCGCTGGCGCCGGTCGAGGAACGGTCCGACGCCGGCTTTGATCTGACCCTGCTCCTCGGCCCATTCCATCGGAGTCCATTGCAGGACCTTGTCGCAGTACGCCTCGATCCACTCGTCCGAGCTGGCCTGCTTGCGCCAAACGTCCAGGAGATACATGCGGCCTTCGGGATCGAGCCCGACCAGCACATGAACGGTGAAATCGCCTTTGTCCGCGCTCACTGCGTAGTCGCTCGCGCCATAGATCCGGAGCGTCTCGCGGGGCGGTGGCTTGTCGTAGGGTTTCAGCCAATCCGACTTGAAATATTCACCCTCCTCGGGCGAGGGGCGTTGCTGGTAGAGCGCGCTCCACATCATCGGCGACGTCTCGCGCTGCCGGGCGCGCAGGAACGAGCCGTAGTCGTAACCGTTCGGATCGTCCCAGAGAAACTCACCCGGCTTCCGGCCAAGGCTGTCGTTCTCGTCGGCTATGGCCGGCATGGAGATGACTCTGCCGCGGACGATGCCTCGCTCGATCTGGTCGAGGACCTTCCCGGCCACATCATCGGCGTGCCATCGCGTGTTCATCAGAATCCGCTTGGCCCGGGGCTTCAGGCGGGCCGAGAAGTCGTCGACGTACCACTCCCAACGTTTCTTTCGGACGGCCTCGCTGAACGCATCCTCGCGGCTGCCGAAGAAGTCGTCGCCCAGACCGAGATCGGCACGAAAGCCCGAAATGCCCACGCCCGCACCGACACCGTAGTATTCGCCGCCACTGGTCAGTGCCCATCGATCAGAGGCTTGGCTATCCGGTGCCAGCTCAATGCCCAGTACGGACGAGTCCAGCACGATGTCGTTCCGAACTTTTCGCCCCCAGCGCTGGGCGAACTCGACCGAGTGGGTGGCTGCCAGGATGCTGTTCTTGGGAAACCGCGCCAGGTACTGCGCCGGAAAGAGAACCGACACCCAGGTGCTCTCGGCCGAACCCGGGGGCGCGAACAGCAGCAGCACCTCGTCATCGCTGTCGAGGAAGGCGTCGATCTCTTGGCAGATCAGTTGATGATGCGGTGCAGGCTCGAAGCCCTTGTACCGGCCCCAATGAGCGAGATGCTTTCTGATCCTGCGGCGCTTGAGCAATTCCGCCGCAGCCTGCTCGGTGGACTGCGGACCTTTCATGGTCAGCCGTCCTCGGTGATCGGCTCGAGTTTGAGCGTTGTGCCGATCATCTTTTCCAGCACCGCGTCCGTGACCTGCGTCATGTCGAAGGTCCCGATGGCACCGGTATGCCAGTGCTCGGAGGGAGTCTCCTTCCAGCGCGCGCGGGTCTTCAGCCAGAAGATCTGCGCTGTCACGTTCCCATTCCGGGCTGCGCTGAACAGGAACCCCGCCACCTGAGCGTTGGCCTTGGTCGATCCCAGGTCCAGTTCGTCTCGGTAGTATTTGCGCAGCGTCTTTGGATCGATTCCGACCACGCGGGCAATGTCGGGCTCGGGAATGCCGTAGGCCGACATGGCTTCGACCTGACGTCGGTGCGCTTCATCCGGCTTGTATGCCGGCCGGCTCATGATGGCCGCCGTTCGGTCGAAACCTCAGCAAACTCCCGACCGTCTGATTCCAGTCGCGCGGCTTCGCCGGTGAATGCCTGCCACCGCTCGACGGCGACATCGACGTACTGCGGCGCCAGCTCTATGGCATGACACGAGCGGCCAGCGATCTCGGCCGCGATAATCGTCGTCCCGGAGCCGCTGAAATGTTCGTACACGGCCTGGCCAGGCGAGGAGTTGTTCTCGATCGGCCGCTTCATGCACTCGACGGGTTTCTGAGTCCCGTGGATCGACTTGGTGTCCTGGCAGGTGTTCGGGATGTTCCAGAGCGTCGTCTGCTTCCGGTCGCCGGTCCAATTGCCCTTCTTGCGCACCGCATACCAGCAGGGCTCGTGCTGCCAGTGATAATCGCCACGGCCGATGACGAGTCGCTCCTTCGCCCAGACGATCTGCGCTCGAATTGTGAACCCGGTCCGGAGCAGGCTCTCATAGGATGTCGGTGAGTGCAGGGCGGCGTGCCAGACGTAGGCGATGCTGCCCGGAAACAACTCCCATGCGTCGCTCCAGTCGGCGCGCTCGTCGTTCTCGACTTTGCCGGTGCGCTTCGATCGGCTCAGGTCGCGATCATTGCGCCAGTTCGGGTCGTAGTTCACGCCATATGGCGGGTCGGTGACCATGAGGTTTGGTCGGACCTTTCCGAGCACCTTCTGCACGTCGGCCGGCGCAGTGCTGTCGCCGCAGAGCAGACGATGCCGGCCGAGCAGCCAGACATCGCCGAGCCGTGAGGTCGGATTGAGTGGGAGCTCCGGCACCTGGTCAGGATCGGTGAGGCCGACTGACTGGCTTGCATTGAGCGCCGCGATTTCGCCGGCGTCGAAGCCGATCAGATCGATATCGAAACCGATCTCCTGCAACTCGGCCAATTCAACTGAGAGGAGGGCGTCATCCCAGCCGGCGTTCAGTGCCAGCTTGTTGTCGGCAAGCGCATAGGCCTGAACCTGCGCCTTGGTCCAGCCGCGGGCCACCATGACCGGCACATCGCTCAAGCCCAGCTTCCTCGCCGCGCGGACACGGCCATGACCGGCGATGATCGTGCCGGTCTCAGTCACCAGCACTGGCGTGGTCCAGCCCCATTCACGGATAGCAGCAGCAATCTGGTCGACCTGCGCCTCGCTGTGAGTCCGAGCATTGCGAGCGCTGGGCACAAGCTTCGCAATGGGCCAGCGTTCGACTTGATCTGCCGGCCATTGTGGCTTTTTGCGAGGCGCGTGCACGGTCCTTGTCAGTCTCTGTTGAGTTGCCTGATCGCTGGGAGTTCCTCTTCGACGTCTCCGTCCTTCCAGCCCACGATCAATCTTCGGATTTGCACGACCTGGTCTTTGGGCTCTTCAAACTGTCCGGTCTGCTCCGCGAAGCGAAACAGGGTCCCCATGCTCCTGCCGTCGCCCTTCAACGCGCCGACGATCAGCCCACGCATGATGGCCTCCGCCTTCGATACCTTGCGGACCTCGGTGCCTTCACGAAGCGAGACCTGTTCCTTCAGAATCTTGTTGAACAGCGTCTTCAGGTTCTGGCTGCCCTTGGCACGGCCTGACGGATTGCCGCTCTGCCCTGGCTTGAACCGGCTGTGCACCGGTGGGCGCTTGTAGCCGACGCCGGAGGCATTCGGCAGCGGTACAATATTATCATCCTTGCGGTCCGTCATTTCCAGGCCTCGTAGTCTGCAGCAGGATGCTACGCCGCACCCCAAACATACTGCACCGTGACGTAGCTTGAAATTGCCGTCGACTTCGAATGATTACGCGCGACTGCGCAAGAAGTGCCGGAGGCCCCGGTGCAGACGCTTCGGTGGGCTGACGTGCAGGGCTGATCGAACCCGCCGATGATTTATTCGCGCTCGAAAATCTGCTTTCGAGGAGCGCCCGGATTTTCAACTATTTTCTTGATTGCGTCCGCTATGAATTCGGCCGCCCCGATGATGTTGACTGGCCCATCGAAGTCGATCGCGTTCTCTCGCATGCCAGGCGGCCGATCGCGCTCCGGGGTAAGGACCATCGTCACCCCGCCTGCTTGATGAATGGATGCAAGTCCTCGCGAACCGTCGTCGAGCGAGCCCGAGAGAACAACGCCAATAGCTTGGTCTTTGGCTTGCACGGCGACCGACTGGAAGAGCAAGTCTATCGTGCGATTTCTATGAATGCTTCGTTGGTCCGATACCAGCTCCGCATCTGCTCCCAGCAATGTCAGGTGTTGGTCGGGCTCGCCTATGTAGGCGCAACCCGGCCGCAAAGTTTCCTCCTGACCCGCTACTCGCACAGGCATCTTTGCTGAGCGGGACAATACTTCCCTCAGATTGCTTGTTCGGTCTGGAGGCCGGTGAAGCACAATAAGAAAAACCGCCTTCAAGGGATGCGGAAGTGCGGCAAGGAGAGCCCGTATATCGTTTAAGCCCTCGCCACCGGAAGCGCCCACTGCGATGTACGGCACGTTCTTGTGTTGGTCGATCATTGCCTAGCCTTCGTTTTTGTTGTCTTCGGCTGACTGAGATCGTTGCGCCATCACCGAGACGACAGCGGTACGGCAAGCAAGTCAAGGAGGACTCCGAGTGGTCCTCCGGCACTACCATCTGCATTCCTTGTAAGCGCCCGCCGAAGCGTCTCAGGCGGGGCGCCATACTGGAGCGCGATCGAAGCGAGTGTGGCCGCATCCCGAGCCATGGCTTCGATGCTACTGCCAACCCGTCCTGGCACATTGAGGAACACCTCGGCTAAACTTCCATCCTCGAACCTTCCCACACCGGCGGTGTAGCGGTGCCCGCCATGCTCGAAGTCGAAGACTTCGTGCGCTCGGCGCTGGGGGAGCCGCTGCCGACCTCTCATGGCCGGTACGCCTGCGTGCAGGCGGGATGCAACCAAATCGGCCAGCCGCCGACACTCGCTTCGCGCAACTCGCCATCGGATTTGTCGCAGTGGGCACACACCCGCCGCATACCGCCGGGAAGCGCCACATCCGCCACATCCGCCACACCGTTGATTTCACTCGCTTCTTTATTATCGGCCGAAAAGGGTTGTTGCGCTCCTGTCCCGCCGTTCTGCATCGACGTGGCGGATGTGGCGGATGTGGCGGATGTGGCGGAGATAGCGGGGTACGGGGGGAGATACCTCGTCCATTGATCAAGCAGGTCGGCACGGGTGTAGCCCTTTGGTGTTCCGCCCTCCGTTCTGACAGGCTTGGACCTGATGCCGTACTGGCGCAGCCGGTGGGACAGTCCTCGCTCATCGAGTGGCTTGCCCTTCATGTCGGCCCACGGGCCCTCCTCGATCGCATGCAGCGCCCGAAGGATCGATTTGCTGGACATCTCCTTGGCGTCGCCGAACACGGCCCTCAAGTCGTGCAACAACCGGATGCCCAGGCTCGGCTCCGCTTCCTTGGAGTCCGCCACAAGCGCCACACCCGCCACACGCGCACTTTCGGGCCAGCCACCGCCGACCGCATCTGCGACAGCGATCAACGGCTCCCAGATGTCGGCGTCTCGGTCTACGATTTGCTCGGGAAGCTCGGGGTACGTAATCGTAGATGGCACCGATTGTGCCCAAACGGCGATCTGATCGCGGATGCCTATTCCTTCGATCTCCTGAATTCGCCGACGGAACGGTTCGACCCTTTCGCCGGCGTGGCGCCTTCTCATCCGCACGACGATCGATCTGGACAAGATCGTGTCGGGCAACCACCCGAGACCGGCGAGTGCAACGGCGGCATAGGCAGGTAGTTCCTCAAGCGTGACTTCCTTGCCACGCATGACGCAACGGCCTGTGGTGGCTCCACGCCGGTGTCCTGCGTTGAGCAGTCCGCGAATGTCCTCGTTGTCCTTCGCCCGTGGCCCGAACACAGTGTCGATCTCGTCGTAGAGGATGGTGGCTCCTTCTTCGCTTCCGACTTTGCGAAACAGATAGGCTGGAGAGACGTTCACGGTCGGGACCGGGTTCGGCACCAACAACTCGGTCACTTCTAGGGCGCGTGTTTTGCCGCTCGCCGGCTCCGCCGAGAGAAATGCCAACCGCGGGGTCGAGTCCCAAAGGGCCATCATGTGAGTGTGAACAATCCATAGGGCGTGTGCCACGCGCGCATGTTCGCTCGGATACGAAACGAACCGTCCTAAGAAGTCGTAGACGGCGCGCAGGGCGCGTTCACCTTGTCGGGCGTTAAAGGCGAGCACCTGGGCATCTAATTCGGCGTTGTCGGCGGTGTCGGACCGCAAGTCGTTCGCTACGTGATTGTTCATCGCCCGCCTCCATTCAGTTCGAGTCCTAGGAACTGAACGGCTTCGGAATCCCAGAACATTGCCGCTGCCTGCTCGGGCGTCACGATCTTGTTCTTGAGCGCGATCGCGACAGCTTCGATGTCGCACTGTGCAAGTCGGGCTCTGATCAAAGCGCAGCGAAATTCCGCGAGGATGTATTCGCGCCTGTTGTCGTCGGAGAGGGTGTCGGTGTTCATGCCGGCACCTCATGGTTCAAGCGCCGCGGCTTGAGGGTCCAGACGGTTGTCAGCCTGCTGGCACGGCGCCCGCGAATAAAACGCGGGCCGTGCCAACGAATGCTGCGCAATCGGCTGCCGCGGCTGCGCCGTTTGTTGCGTTGAGTGGCGATGATGGTGTATTCGAACATGGCAAATCGTTCCGTGTTGGTCGCGCGCCCGCGCGGCTTGGTTGAAATGAGCAACGCACTGACCGGAGGCCGCGCCCGCGACCTCCGGTTTTTCATGTCGGTTTTTGCTGCGGCTGCCTGTGCAACTGGGCGATTTCGAACGCTTCCACGTCCTCCAGGCGATACACGATGCGTCCGCCTACTTTCAGGAAGTCAGGCCCTTGCCTGCGCCAACGCCAGCGTTCGAGCGTCCGCGGGCTCAAGCTCCAACGTCGCGCCAGTTGCACCTGGTTGAAGTGACGGAGGTCTGGCGGATTAGAAAAAGTTCGGGGGAGCGCTGTGGTGATCTGAGGGTTCAAAGGCGTTTCTCCGCTTGCGACCGCGCCATTGCGAACGCATGCGGATGCCTAGTCCGATCAACCTTGATAAAAAACTGTCACGATTTCAGTGAGCGTTCTGATTTAATTTCGGCCGACCCCGGGCGGACCATGCCGAAGCGCCGCTCTCCATTATGGCGTGGTCCCAGGCGCTATTGAATTGACGGACCTTCAGCAGCGAAAACTTGGAGTTGGCCTCTCTCCGGAACATTTCCTTGGTTTTCGGTCGGCGGCTTGGACTGTCGCGCATCTGATCTAACAGCCAATGAAAGCAATCCTGCTGCGGCTTCACGCGTTTCTCGGGACGAGGGCAACGGTCCAATACATCGGATTTGCAGACTTGAAGGTGGGTCCAGGCGGCCTGCGCTTGACCTCTAAGATACAGCCGATCATTGAAATCAGCGGACCAGTGCTCTTGATCGACAAAGGGAGTGCATACGATGTGCGAAGGCGCGGAGAGCGCACTATCAGAAAAATCGGATCTGAGAGGATGCAGAACTTTGACGAGAGGGAGTGAGTAGCCTGGGATTTTTTCTGTGAGCGCACCACCCCGAGGCAAACCGATGAGTTCAACACGCCCGGCGTGGATCGACGGGATTAGCTTGTCACATGCCGCATCCCATGCCTCTTCGTCATCGAGGCGCAGCCGCAGCATTCCGCCTCGCGTCATCATCCAGTGAAGCGCCGAACAAAGGGGAACGTAGCCCGCCGTCTGATTTTCGACAGGTTCGACCATGGACTCGTCTATCAGATAGGTGTCCTCCAATGCAGCTTTCACATAAGTAATTTGGTGCCATAGCCCCAGCACATCTTCGCGCCTGAATTTGACGTCGGTAAAAGCAGCCCCGTTGTCCAGTGCGTTGTGCTTGAGAACGTCGAGTTCTCGCTCTTCATAGAGCTTCAGGTAAGACCACTCGATCGTCGGTATTTCGATCGGTTTCCCAGATGAGTCCAAAGCCTCAGCGACCAAGCGCCCCTCAGACAAGGCTCTCCATAGGATTTCCCGCGCATCCGCCACGGACATTTGACGAGTTGGCGGAAACTCGTCTCGGCCTTCCAATATTATGTCGACAAGCGAAAGGCGCGTCGCTGACGATTTGGACCAGGTCTCAACAAAATAGCCGGCATGACGCTCCACGCCACCTTCTGGAGCTGGGCCGTTCCATTCGCGAAACAACCAATGCGTACTATCAGCCCGGAAGCCACTATGCTGCTCGCGGACTAATGCGAGATCACGCCAGGCAATCCATGCCACTGTCATCACCAGTGACCATCTAGCCTCGAGCATCGGGTCGAATGCAGGAAGTGCTGGTTGCCTCTCGAATGGAGGCCAGCCCATTTCTGCAGCTTTGGCCTCGGCCTCTGCTGACGTGATTTCTCCGTACTGCGCGGCCGAGAGCAGTTCGTTTCGCGCTGAAATCGACGCCAAATTCGTTGTCATCGTGACTCCGAAAATCGCTGGGCTGTTCGCATGAACACTCGCGGCTTATTTTTTGCGCGCAATGTTGCGCTGGTTACTTCAGTTGGGCTGTCTTTCTCGACCAAGCGAGGTCATCTTCCAAAAGCTCGGAGGTGACGCGCAATGACAGTTCACGTGCCAAATGGAATCAGCACCACCGATCGGTTAAGTGAACTCGCGCAAATCTTGACATCGGGCCTGCTGCGTCTTCGGGCCCGACAGTCAACTCCTGTATCTCCGCACTTCGGAGAAAGTGCGCTGGACTGTGTCGGAGTTCAGAGCGGTCCTGCCGATGATCTCAAGTCGGAAGGAGACCCTCGTTGACTGATACCGTGTTGGCCCGCATCGCGGCTCTGAAACACGCGCCCATCAAGCAGCTGAAGCAACAATGGCGCGATCTCTTCGAAACCGAGCCGCCGCTCTACAACAGGCGCTTCCTGGAGCATCGGCTCGCCTATCGCATCCAGGAACTGGCATACGGTGGGCTCAAACCCGAGACCGTGAAACTGCTCCGCAAGCTGGGCGAAGTACTCGACGGTGGCGATCCCGCCGTTCGAAGCCGCCGACGATCGCAAGATCGGCCTGTTGCGGGTACGCGCCTGGTCCGTGAATGGCAAGGCATTGATCACTGCGTCACGGTGCGCACCGAAGGCTTTGAATATCAGGGCTGTCCCTATCAGTCGCTCTCGGCCATCGCGCGGGCCATCACTGGAACGCGCTGGAATGGCTGGGTCTTCTTTGGTCTCAAGAACCGCAAGGGTGTCGCATGAAGAAGCCCATCGTGCGAAAGCTCCGCTGCGCGATCTACACCCGCAAGTCCTCCGAAGAGGGTTTGGAGATGGAATTCAACTCGCTGGATGCTCAGCGCGAGTCTTGCGAAGCCTACATTACAAGCCAGAAGGCCGAAGGCTGGGTCCTGGTCCCCGACCGCTATGACGATGGCGGCGTGTCCGGCGGCACGTTGGACCGTCCTGCGCTGAAGCGTCTCTTGGCCGATATCGATAGCGACCGTGTCGACATCGTGCTGGCTTACAAGCTCGATCGCTTCAGTCGCTCACTGTCGGACTTCATGAAGCTCATGGACGCGTTTGAACTTAAGAAGGTGACTTTCGTCAGCGTGACGCAGCAGTTCAACACCACCACCTCAATGGGACGGCTGACCCTCAACATGCTGCTCTCATTCGCCCAATTCGAACGCGAGGTCATCGGCGAGCGTATCCGCGACAAGGTTGCCGCATCCCGCCGCAAGGGCATGTGGATGGGCGGCTGGACGCCGCTCGGCTACGACGTGAAGGATCGGAAGCTGGAGGTGAATAACCAGGAGGCCGCGGCCGTTCGAATGATCTTCGAGCGGTTCACGAAAGTCGGATCGGCGACGGTTCTGGTGCGACAGCTGCGCGCGGAAGGCGTAAAGGGCAAGAATGGTCGGCTAGTGGACAAAGGCTACCTCTACCAGCTGCTCAAGAACCGCGTTTACATCGGAGAAGCGGTTCACAAGGGCGAGTCGTACCTAGGCGAGCACAAGCCGATCGTGTCGCGCCAGCTTTGGGACAAGGTCCATGCCACTCTCACTGAGAACGCTCGTAAGCGGTCAGCGCGGGCACGGGCACAAACACCCGCCTTGCTGAAGGGCATCATCTTCGGCCCGACTGGCTGCGCCATGACACCGACTCATACACGGAAGCGCGGACGACTCTATCGCTACTACATCGCCAACGATTTGCTGAAGCACGACGCGTCCGACTGCTCGATCCGCCGCGTACCGGCTGCCGAAATCGAAAACGCTGTTGTCGACCAAGTGCGCGGCTTACTCCGCGCGCCCGAAATTATCGTCCGGACCTGGCGCAAGGCGAAACAGTTGATACCTGGCATCGCGGAAGGAGAGGTGAGGGAAGCGCTCCATCGCCTAGACCCACTCTGGAACGAGCTGTTTCCCGCAGAGCAGGCGCGAGTCGTCCAGCTTCTCGTCGAGCGGGTTGATGTGAGCCTCGACGGGCTGGACATTCGGCTCAGGATCGAAGGGTTGGCGAACATCACCAACGATCTCCGGGCGGTGGGCACAAAAGCGAGGGCGGCGTGATGGCAAAGCCTAAGATCAAGAGTGACGAGCGCACGATCACCGTCCGTATTCCAATCACCATCCGCAAGCGCGGCGGCAAGAAGCTGGTCCTCGCTCCGGACGGCAAAAGCATCCCCACGTTCAGCCATCGGACCGACAACTCAATGGCCAAAGCCCTCGCGCGAGCCTTCCGCTGGCAGCAGCTTCTGGAAAATGGGACCTATGCCACGATTGTCGAGATCGCCGAGGCGGAGAGAATCAACGAGGCATATGTCGGGCGCGTTCTACGGCTGACATTGCTGGCACCGGACACCATCGAACTGATCGTCAGCGAAAGAAATCCGCAGAGCTTAGATCTCGCATCGCTGATGCGTCCCTTCCCGGTGATCTGGACGGATCAATCGGCCCAGTTTTCCGCTTAGCCTCGAACTGACGGAAGCGCCGGGAGCTCGAATTCATCGGGTGACGCCGTCAAACGACGGAAAGATAGCCGGCGTACTCAGCGCGTCCGAGTATGCGAGCGACGGTGCACGGGCACCATTTCTCCGCCCCCCGCGGTGTCGGCACGCTTCGGCTGGTGAGTGCCTTCGCTATCGCGACATACGTTTTGACGCCTTGGCTCTGTATTTGCCGGATGATGGGCAGCACGTTTGCATCTAACCGGGCGTACTTGGACATAATGGAGATGCGAGCGTTGGCTTGAGCCACCCGAATCTTCGGGCCTCCTAGCTTCACGCCGCGAGATTTTGCGACCGCGAGTGCTGCTTTCACGCGGATGCTGATTAGCTCTCGTTCGTACTCGGCGAAGGCGGCCATGACATGAATGGTTAGCCGGTTGGCTTCGGGCATATCGGCTGCAACGAAATGGACACCCGCTTCCATGAGTTTGGAGATAAATGCGACATTGCGCGCCAAACGGTCCAGCTTCGCGACAACCAAGTCCGCCTTGTTTCTTTTGCAACAGGCCAAAGCTTGTGTGAGCTGTGGGCGATCGGGACGCCGGCCACTCTCAACTTCAACAAACTCTTCGGTCAGGACGCCGCTAACTGAGGAGAGGTAGTCTTCTACGGCCTTCCGTTGCGCGCCAATTCCCAACCCCGATACACCTTGGTGCTCAGTGGACACTCTCAAGTAGCTGACCCACCTTCTCCCGATCTTTTTACCGGAAGTAGCGTCATCCTGGACGTGCCTACCCAAGAAGGTTTTTGGCATTGGCTGCGCTCATGAAAGCGCCCATCTTCCGCGTAGCCGAAGGCGAGCGAAATTATACGCGCGTATAGTGATGGAGGAGTATCGCGTCCTAAGTTTGCGGTGGTCTGCTGGGAGCGAATAATGCATTGCCGCGTTATTTGTGGGCGCGGACGGCTCAGTTGCTTGCTTCAACTAGTGGCCGCTGAATACCAGGATTTTAAAGGGCAGCATGATCGCCTGGAGCCGCAGGAGCAAGGCATGCACGAGCCCAAGCGCATCGACAGCGTGGAGAGCCAAACCCCGGATGAAGCCGGTGTCTTTGGAGGCAATCACATCGTGGTTGCTCGAATAGGCGTTAGCAATGCAACTGCTGCCGGGAGTCACGCCATCGAGCCCGCCATCGTACATGGGCTCGAGAAACACGAGAAGGGTGCCCGGCCGCGTCACCTGCTGCGCATCCACCAGTTGCTCCCCTCCGCGAAACTGTCCGGCGGCGATGTAGTCCTGCACATTCGTGACCACCATCGGGATGATCGTCCATGGCTTGGAAACGCAGGTCACTTCAGCCGTCATCCCGACTTTCATCAACTGTGCTTCGATCTGGCCGAATCCAGCTTGCAGGGCTCGGCGGCCGGCGCCGTCGGGAATCAGGACCCCGCCCGAACGCGTGAACGGATTGACGATATCTCCCACCCGAAGTGCGAACTGCGCCACTTCGCCGCTCACGCCCGCACGGACCACCGTCTTTTCCAGGTCCACCTTGGCTTCGGCTAGCGCGGCTTCGGCGCTGGCCTTTTGCGCGGGAAGTACGGCTGATGCCCGCTGTTCAGTGGATTGTTTTGCGGCTGTGGCGGCAGCGATCGTGCCCAGACGGCCAGCCACTGCAACCTCAAGCCGTTCGATGTCGCGGGCCGCGACGGTGCCCGCGTTGCGGCGTTGCAATTCCCGCTTCGTCTCCAGTTCGTCCACGGCTTGCTGGTGCGCGCTTCTGGCCTCTTGCAGTTGTCCTTCGGCCTTCTGGATATCGATTTGCGCCAGCGCGAGTTCGGCCTCGGTCTCTGCGATCTTGCGGCGCGCCGTCTCCGCGGCTGCCTCCTGTTTTGAACTATCGAGTCTGAAGATCGGTGCGCCTTTGGCCACCCGGCCGTTGTATTCGACGTACACTTCTGCGACGCGTCCATTGATCTCTGGAATGATCGGCACCGTCCGGAAGAACAGCGTGACGTTGGTCGTGGAAGGGTGATTGTAGAAGATGACTGTGATTAGGCCCACGGCGAGAATGAAGCAGGCCGTGATCCCGTAGCGCAGTTCGAACCAGACGGAGAAAATGGTGATTTCTTTTCCGATCCGTTTGTTCTGGACATAACGGCGGATGAGATAGTCGGGAACGACGGTGAGCAGCGAGCAGAGAAAGATTTCGAGCATGGTTCAGTGCCCCGTGCGCGCCGGAGCGCTGTCCGGTGTTGTCGCTGGCGTTGCCAGCACGGCTGCAAGCTCCGGGACATCGACCGCGCCTTCTCCGGGCTGAAGTCCGGCCAGCTTCTCCGTCGAACCTGCGATCCGGTTCAGAGAGCCGCTGAAATCGGGGATGTCGATCAACGCCAGCAGCAGCCCTGCGACCCAAAACAGATGAATGTGAGTGAAGAGGGCCAGAAGGCCAAGGACGGCAACGATCTCGAATTGAATCTTGCGAGATTTATGCGCCATGCGCTCCGGCAACGTGTGGAGTCGAAAGAACACGCTGCCAAACAGCATAATGGCGAGCACCAGGATGATGCTCATTACGATCATGAGCAGGTCTGTTTCGCCGGGCGCGGTGATAAAGGACGGCAGATGAGGCGAAGCAGCCGGATGAATCGACTGAGCCATGAAAGTCCCCCTGTGTTCCAGATATCGTAACCGCTTAACGGCGCACATTCATAGGGCTGAAAGGCTCAATCAACGCGACGTAGCTGTCCCCGTCCTCTAGATGCCTAATCGGTCCGCTTGCCGTCGAAAGTGCCACGAGAGCTAGGAACTTGTGTTCGTCGGGCAGTGTTGGTTTCCGTGAGGAGCCCCAGCCCGATGAATAAGCACCCCCAGCCGCCGTTTCCGTCGCAACAGCAGCCAATGCCCGGTGAGACGAGCAAGATGTCGCCCGGGCCGGACCACGGCGAGCAATCCTACAACGGCTCAGGAAAGCTCGCGGGCCTGAAGGCCGTGATCACCGGAGCGGACAGCGGCATCGGACGCGCGGTCGCCATTGCCTTCGCGCGTGAAGGCGCCGACGTGCTGATCGCCTATTTGAGCGAACACAAGGATGCCGAGGAGACAAAACACTGGGTTGAAAAGGCCGGACGGAAGGCTGTGCTCGTGCCGGGCGACATACAGTCGCCGCAGCATTGCCGATCAATCATCGACCGAGCCGTCAAGGATCTCGGCGGGGTCAATATCCTGGTCAACAACGCAGCCCATCAGTCGAGCTTAAAATAATCGATGAAATTACCGATGAGGAATGGGAGCTGACGTTCAAGGTCAACATCCATGCGATGTTTCATTTGAGTAAGGCGGCTGTGCCGCACATGAAGCCCGGCAGTGCCATCATCAACACCACGTCGATCAACGCGGACGTGCCGAATCCGTCGCTGCTTGCTTATGCGACTACCAAAGGCGCCATCCAAAACTTTACGGGAGGTCTGGCACAGCTCCTCGCCGAGAAGGGTATCCGCGCCAACTGCGTTGCACCCGGCCCCGTGTGGACGCCTCTCATACCATCAACGATGGATGAGAAAGCCGTTTCGAATTTCGGAATGAAGTACCCGATGAAGCGCCCGGCACAGCCGGCGGAGCTTGCCACGGCCTACGTTATGCTGGCCGATCCGCTTTCAAGCTTCACGTCTGGTGCGACGATCGCCGTAACTGGCGGCAAGCCTCTGATGTAGGGATATCGGCGCTGAGTTCCCGGTGTGAACACGTTACAACAACGCCCGGATCGGGCAGGAAATTGAAATAGACCGTTCGACTTCCACTCCATCCGCCAGGAAGCGTGGAAAATTGCCGAATTTTAAGTCCCGGTTAGACTTTGCCGGAGGGCCACCCCACATTTCACCGCACACTGAATCAGGTTACTTCTGCTATTCGCCGTCATCATCAAGGAGATCGCTCTGCACAGGCGCGCCTTGGCCGGCACGCGCTCGATTCAAATTGAGCAACTCGCCAATCGCCGCCTCTTCCGCGATGTCCGTAGGCCAGCCGTAGGCAGCAGCAACGGCCGCGTCGAGATCGCGGTGCGCCTGGGCGAGCCATTGCGGCCGCTCGTTGTAGAGGTTCGTCAGTGTGCGCTTCTTTAGTTCGGTCGCGGCTTGGTCGTTCTTCGGTAGGATGCGGTCGGGATAGCCAGGCACCACTTCTGGAACTTTGTCGATAAGGTCACGCGGGTTGAGCCAAGCATTGCGAAGCCTGTCCAGTTGCTCCGCTGCCTTGGCGATGGCAATGGCGCGCGGATCGGCAGCGTAGTCTTTCGCCGGGATGTTAGGAGACAGCCCCTCTGGAAAGGGAAAAGTTTCGAAAGTGGTGGTGGGGGTGTAGCGGGGATCGTTGCCCACACCAATCCAAGTACACAATCTGAGTGACCAAGATTCGTGAAAGCGCGAGTGTAAAATTCCAAACGCAGTGTCATCGTCGCGAGCAATTGCGATCAACGCACTATCCGGAACGACTCGTGTATCGAACCACTTGAATGCGCGAAACTTCGAATGACGGACGGTTGCAACGTAGCGGCGCAGCCCTTCCAGGTTTTTCCAGAAACCCTGTCGTGCTTCGGTGTGCTGCCACCAGCGGGTTCGATACGATTCTCTTCGGTTCAAGATTTTCTTTGGGCGCACCCGCTCGAAAGCATAGCGAAATGGCACTTCGTATAAGGCAGCCTCTCGCTCCGGCATGGTCCATCCGAAGTCAACGATCCAAAAATCGCGCGGCCTCTTCGCGATTTCCGCTCCGTTGGCCCAAGGGCGAATTACATCACTATTCGAGCGACCATTCGGATTCAGTGGCGCGGCCAACCATTGGCGCGCTAAATCCCCAGGAATATCAAAAGGGCCGCCCTTGGTATCGCCCATAAAGGCGATGTTCGCGTTCTCGACGAGGCGTTGCGCGACCGTTAGATCATTTGCATGCTCAGTCAAATCGGAATTGATTGTCGAAACCGTTCGCCCGTCTAAGGATCGTGGTTCCTTGCTAGTGCCAAAACAGACAAGTGATACTCGGACCGCTGCGCCATCGACTACCCATGCTTCATCACTCCATGCTTCGAAAATTCGCGCATCCTGCAAAATCCTGTCAACGACCCGTCGGTTTGCCCCGCCACGGATGGAATTCGTTGCGACGAATCCAATTCTTTTGGCCAGTCCAAGTTTTAGAGCGTCATGCGCTTTCGCGAACCAATACAGGACCAAATCGGCCTCATTCGCCACAAATATCAGCGATTCGGCCCTGCTTGCTTGCCAACACGTCGCAAAGTGGATTTATGACTAAATTCCTCGACCTGAAGTAAACTAATCGGAGGTTCGCGGGCCGTCTTGGTCACCGAGTAAATCCGGTGAAACCGGAAAACGCTCCGCGCGAAAAACCAAATCAAAACCAGCCGCTTGCGAATTCCGTACTAAATCCACGGAGTCGGGAGGTTTGGAGACAAACGGGCCATAGAGACAGAATTTTAGGTTGCGAGCGCCGCCTGCAGTGCGGAGGTGTCCGTCGAGAACTCGATAAACGCTGCGTTTTTAAGGGGGCGTTGGAGCGGCGGAGAATACCTCGCCCAGTCGCGATGGCGGAGGGAGACGTACTGAAATCCAACGTTCTCCACTTTTGCGCAGAGCTGCGCAATTCTGCGACTTGAGTTGCTGGTCGCCGATCTCGGACCCGAGCCAATCCACTAAGCGTGCGTGGGCCCCGCGATCACTCCCTGATCCTTCAAGACCCCCCAGAAGGCGTCCGGATTGTTCAGGTGAACATCGGTTGGGGACGAGGCATTCCAGCCGACCTGGTAGCCGGCCATGGAAGTGATGAGCTGCGTCGCACTGTTGTTGAACGCAGCCAGCGCATTCTTGATGTCCTGACCGTTCACCATGATATCGCCGGTCGCCACCGTAGTGTTCGGGTCGTAATAGGTGGTCCAAGCGCTCGAGCTCGTGGACTGAGCCGCCGATGTCAGCGAGTGGTTCGACGTGTTGAACTCATAAGACGAGCCTGAACCGGCTTGCAGGATACGATCACCGTTCGTATCGACCTTGCCGCCGGTGCCGAAGGTCCCGGCGCCGGTCAGCCATTTGACGGCCTCCCCGATGAGATCATGACCATTCGGGTTCGCGCCGGGATAGTAGCCCGGATCGCTGACGCCATTGTCGATGTTGAGCTGAGCGGCAATCGCCTGTGCCAGGGTTTGCTGGCGCACGTCGGTAGAACTACCTCCGTAGGTCAGCAGCTGAACCGCGGCTGCATCCGTGATGAACAGCATGCCGGTCGGCACCGAGGACATCGAGGAAGGCGTGGACGTCGAGCTGCCGCCGAGCCATGCGGTTCCCTTGTAATCCCCGAGCAGAATGCCCTTCTGCCCATTGACGATCGCCTCGTCCCAAGAGCTGTGACGGCTGCTCCACCACGAGACGGTATGCGCGTCGCAATCGGCGGAGAACGTCCCGGTGTAGGCCACCGAGTCGGTGTCGAGCTTCAGCACCGTGTTCGAATTGCCGTTGGTGCCGGTGACCGTCGCAGTGTCGGATTCGCAACCGACCAGGGCCACCGCAGACAGGGCGTTCGAGACGAGGGCAGCGCCCGGTGCCAGGCTCGCCACGGTCGTGGCATTGCCGGAGCCGAACGTGAAGTTCTTGTTGTTGAGGGTCGGATCGTCGGACGTATCTTTCACCGAAAGATTCTTTTCGGTGACGTCGCCCGTATTCATGACGACGACCTTGTACAGAACGGTCGTTCCGGCCAAGACCGACGGGGTCCCGACATGCAGGTAGTTCGTGCTGATACCCGTGGCCTCGCTGAGCGCGGCAATCGCCGAGCTCGACGAGCAGTTCGGATTGGTGAAATACCAATTCTTGCCGCCATCCGCCGAGATCATCTTTTCGATCTCGAGGTCGGGCGAGTAGCAGATCGACGTGGTGGCCGAATCCGACGCCGAATCACCTTGAGCGTCGGTGACCGTCGCGGTGTTGACGATCTTGCCGCCGCCCGCGGGGTTTCCGTTGGCGTCAACGTCGGCCTGGGTGATCGTGTATTTGGTGCTGTAGCTCGCGCTGGCACCAATCGCCAGAGTTAAGCCGCTCGCAAGCGTGGTTTGAGTGAGCGGGTCAACGACGGTGGCACCGGTCAGAACCGTATCGCCCGTGTTGGTCACCTTCACGCTGTACTTGATGACATCGCCCGCATCGGTGATGCCGTCGCAGTTGGTATCGACCACGGACGTCACGGACTTGTCGATCGCAATCGAATGCGAGGCAGCGACAATCGGCGTGCTGACGGAGGACGATATGAGATTCGTCTGATCGCTGTCGGCAGTCGCCGTATTGACGACCGTTCCGGAGTTGAAGCCGTTCGCAACACAAAGGCTCTGGGAGACATTGTAGCATTGCGAGCTGGTGATGAGCTGAGTGCCCGTCGCCCCCGACAAGCTCGGCAGCACGGCGGTGTTGATGTAGTTGATCTCGTTTATGAGCGCCTGGCTCGTGCCCGCGGCCAGCCCAACGCCGTACTCCTTCATCCAGATATCGGCCTGCACCGCGGCCGAGATGAGCGACGCATTGCTTGGATTGCTGGCAAGCTGCGCATCACCCCAGGCTGCAAGTTTGGCGATATCGCTGGCGTCGGTAACGCCCAGATTGTTCAGCGTATAGATGATGCTGTTGGACCCGACGTTGATGTTGTGGAACACGTCCACACACCACGCATAGGTGTGCATCGAGCCCGACGCATTGTACGAAGTGCCGATGTTGTAGGTCAGATCCTGCTGGCCAGTGATGATATTGCTGCCACCGCCCCAGGCCGCCGAAGACGTGAACGACACGTTCATGTATCCGTGGCTCATCGCCATCTTGGATACGTAGATCGACGTCGTGCCCGGAGCGAACTTCGAGCTGGCGGTTTGGATGTCGCTTTGCTGGATCGTGTAGCTGGTCGTGATGTTTTCGAACGCACCAACGCCCAGTGTCGAAGCCAGCGTGATGTTCGAGGCGCCGTTGGTCAGCGGGTCCTTGACGATAACGTTGGTCAGGGTCACGTCGCCGGTGTTGGTGACCTTGATCTTGTAGGTAATGACGTCGCCAACGTCGCCGACCACGCCGTCGTGGTTGGTGTCCGCAATCGAGCTGACCGTCTTGATGATGGACATCCCGGGCTTATAGTCGATCGGCGTATCCACCGAGGACGTCTTCGGACCGGTCTGGTCGCTGGTCGCCGTCGCGGTGTTGGTGAGCTTGTCGTCGGCGCTGCCGTCAGAGGACGAGGTGTGGCTGTCGATTTCCGCCTGCGTCAGCGTATGGCTCGCCGCGTAATCGGCGGATGCGCCGACCGCCAGCGTCACGCCCGAGGCCAGGGTGCCGCCGCCGAGCGGGTCGGCCACCTTCACACCGGTCAGCGTCACGTCGCCGGTGTTGGCGACATGGACGTTGTAGTTGATCACGTCGCCCGCATCGACCAGACCGTCGTGATTGGTATCGACAACCACGCCCTTCTGCGTCTTCAGGATCGACAGACCCGGCTTGTAGTCGATCGGCGTATCCACTGAGGACGTCTTCGTACCGGTCTGATCGCTGGTCGCCGTCGCCGTGTTGGTGAGCTTGTCGTCGGCGCTGCCGTCAGCCGACGAGGTGTGGCTGTTGATTTCCGCCTGCGTCAGCGTATGGCTCGCCGCGTAATCGGCGGATGCGCCGACCGCCAGCGTCACGCCCGAGGCCAGGGTGCCGCCGCCGAGCGGGTCGGCCACCTTCACACCGGTCAGCGTCACGTCGCCGTTGTTGGTGACATGGACGTTGTAGTTGATCACGTCGCCCGCATCGACCAGACCGTCGTGATTGGTATCGACAACCACGCCCTTCTGCGTCTTCAGGATCGACAGACCCGGCTTGTAGTCGATCGGCGTCGGCGCCGTCGACGTCACCGGGTTGGTCTCGTTGCTGTCCGCCGTTGCCGTATTCAGCACCGAATCCGTCGCATGGCCGGCGCCCGCGCCGTGCGCATCGATGT